AAAATGGGAAAAAAGAAAAGGTCATGACATCCTCCTTGAAATGTTCAAGCAAGCTTTTCCACATGATCAAGATGTTGAACTGTGGATGCTTACATCTAACCCATTCTTGAATCAAAAAGAAACAGATGAGTGGGTAAGATATTATCAAAGTGACCCTAGAGTCAAGATCATACCAAGACAAAAAAGTCACGCAGATCTCGCAGCTGTTATGGCTGGAGCAACGTGTGGTATCTTTCCCAGTAGAGCAGAGGGGTGGAATCTAGAACTGTTAGAAATGATGGCTCTAGGAAAACCTGTTATTGCTACTAACTATTCTGCTCACACTGAATTTTGTACTGAAGAAAATTGTATGTTAATAAATATAGAAGAATTTGAGGCAGCTAACGATGGAAAATGGTTTCAAGGGGATGTAGGAGATTGGGCTTGTCTAGAAGGAAATCCTTTCAATCAAGTTATCCATTACATGAGAGAAATTTATGAAGAATATTCTCTTCCTGCCTCAAAGAGGTTGTATAATCTAGAAGGAGTCAAAACTGCTCAGCAATTTTCCTGGGTCGACACCGCTATAGAAATAGAAGGAATTATTTATGACTAACTGGTATACTTTAGACATTCAAGTACAAAAACTTAGCAAAGACGCCATTGTCCCCACGAAGGCTAATGACGCAGACGCCGGGTGGGACTTGTATGTGCCACATGATTTCCTTATCATGCCCCATGGCAAAGGTCTCGTTCCTACCCATATTGCTATGGCCATCCCTTCTCAGCACGTAGGTCTCCTTTGGGATCGGTCAGGACTAGCTGCTAAAAAAGGCCTTCATCGATTTGCGGGCGTCATTGACAGTGGGTATAGCGGGGAAATTAAGGTATGTCTATGGAATTCTAGTGATCAAGAGGTACACTTTAAAAAAGGAGAAAGGATAGCTCAAATTTTGTTTCAATCTGTACCTAAATGTAATTTACAAGAAGTAGAAGAATTAAATGCCACGGAAAGAGGAGATGGGGGATTTGGTAGCAGCGGAAGTTAGCTTAAGAAGTATATAATATATAGGGTCTATTACTATAATATAAGGAATAACATGATGAAAAGACTTTTGTTTGTACCCGTTATGCTGCTGGCTCTGTGCTCCTTGGGATTTGGACAAGACTTGGCACAGCAGCTCCAGGACGTATCTGTGACGGTAAAGGCCGGAATGAGCGAGGGCTCTGGAGTACTGATTACTAGAAATGTTAAAACAACCGGAGATAAAATAGAAAAAATTAACTTTGTCTGGACAGCTGGGCATGTCATTGATAATTTGCGATCTGTAAGAACCATTATTCGCACGGAAGACCTGTTCAAGTAGTAGAGTTTAAAGATGTTCAAATTGTGCAGGAGCTAGTAGAACAAGGCCGTAGAGTTGGTGAAATTAAAATGGACGCCAAGGTTTTGAAGTTCTCACACTCAGAAAATGGAGAAGATCTTGCTCTCTTGATGGTCCGAAAAAAGAATTTTGTTGATAAAAATGCTGTTTTTTTGTCTAGTGATGACCCCGTTGCTATCGGTAAAGAATTATATCATGTAGGGTCTTTGTTGGGACAACAAGGTTCTAACTCGATGACACGAGGTATTATGTCTCAGATTGGGCGTGTTTTAAATTTGGGCAGTGGAGATGGCGTTATCTTTGATCAAACGACCGTGACTGCCTTTCCAGGCTCCTCAGGGGGTGGTGTGTTCCTTACTGAAAGAAGCAAAGACGATGCGGGTAAATATGTGGGAATGCTTGTACGGGGAGCCGGAGAAACCTTTAATTTTATTGTTCCTGTTAGACGTATGAGAAAGTGGGCTAGTGAGCAAAATGTGCTTTGGGCTCTTGATGAAAAAGAATCCACCCCCTCTTATGCAGATATTCTCAAGCTCCCCATCGAGGGCTCTAGCAAAGGGGCAGAGGCTAAGGGAGAAACCAAGTCATTGACAGAAGATTCTAAGACCTTTCCGGTCCTTATACATAGGCCCAAAGTCAATAATAAAGAGATAGGGCCTTTAAACTTCCATTAATGATGTATAATATATTAGGGAGACACTAAGCCTGTGTACCGCAGGCTTTTTATATATAGGGAAGATAATAATGCTATCAAAAATCTTTAATATTTTAAAAAAAAGACTTAAACAAAAAGAGCCGGAAGAAGAAGAAGAAGAAGTTTTAACGACAGAAGAAGGGACCTTTTTAGATAATCCATGTGCTCATGTTTTAATAGAAGTAGATGAAGAGGGAGACTTTGTTGTTGGATTTGACGCTACAACAACTACTCTGGAAGCCGTCAGCTCCATCGGAAATTTAATTTTTTTGATTAATAGCGGCTCTCTATCCGCTTTTTTTGTCAAATCTTTACAGCTATGGACAGAAGAGGTTGAAGGTGAAGAACGAGAGGAAAGAGAAACCTTCGTCACGCTTATTTTTGCTCAGTGGAATGAAACACATACAGAGCACGAGGGAATGCTGGAAAAATTACAAGAAACTCAACAAAATTCGGACAGTCAAAGCGCCGTAGACCCCTCTCGTGTGTTTAACCTAAGGAAATATCTATGAGACAGTACCTTAACATCGTTTATAATGTACTAAAAAATGGTGTTAAAAAAGAAAATAGAACTGGGATTTCCACCATCTCTACTTTTGCAGAAACTTTTAGACATGATATGAGTCAAGGATTTCCTCTTCTAACCACTAAGAAAATGGCCATTAAGTCTCTTTTAGTAGAACTAGAGGGCTTTATCACCGGAATTACATCAAAAAAGTGGTATCAAGACAGAGGGTGTAAGATATGGGACGAGTGGTCCAATCCTCTTGTCACTAATGATGACGATCTAGGGCCGATATATGGCTATCAATGGAGAAGGTTTAGTCAAACCTATGATGAATATGATGACGGATGTTTAACTAAATACGATCAATTTGATAATATTGTACGTACTTTGAAGCATCGTCCTTATGATAGGCGCATGGTATGTTCCGCTTGGAATCCAGTACAAATTGATAGAATGGCTTTACCTCCCTGTCATATACTATGGAACGTGGTAGTTTTAGGTGATAAATTAAATTTGGCGTGGTATCAACGTAGCTGCGATCTCATGCTTGGTGTACCTTTTAATATAGCAAGCTATGCAACTCTGTTGTTGCTACTATGTAAAGAAACTGGGTTTGAACCCGGTATTTTACACGGAACCTTATCTGATTGTCATATCTACGAAAATCAAATAGAAAAAGCAGAAGAACAGCTTGATAGAATTCCTAGATCGTTACCTACTATGAATGTCCGAGGTACTGGTGAGTTTAATATTTATAAGTGGAGGCACGATTTAATTGATTTAAAAAATTATAATCCCTATCCCAAGATCGATTTTGGTCCAGTAGCAGTATGAGGCAGATTATGAAAGATATACCAATCCCAAGCGGGAACGAAGTTTACTGGGAAAAATGGATAGATGCATATGAAGAGCATACCGAAGACATAGAAATAGAGGAAGAAGATATAGGATATGAAGAAGAAATCTTTGCAGAAAAACTACCTTTGATGAATCATATTAAAAGTATCATGACTCCTTTTGGTATTATGCCATTAACAGAGCAGTCTTTAGCTAGTCAACATTTTAAATTTTGGGTAGGTCACTCCAACTTTAAATTAACAGACAATGTTTATAACATAGTGGGAAATACTGAGGGTGTAGAAACTTTGGATATTCTAACCCCATACAGATTTAGAATAGCAATAGGAAAAATGTTTGTTGACCGAGATGTAATGTCAACAGTAAGGACTAACTTACTAGAGTACATTAAGGACACAAACCATGAGCAGAAGAGTAAAACATGACGAAAGTAACTATGTATCCGAAGTACATGATAATGGACTATTGTTAGCTCATAGGGAAATATTTTTACATAGTATTTTTGATACAGAGGAAGTAGGAACGGATTTTAGGATGGCCAATAGGTTTATTAAAAATCTAAGAGTCCTGGAATCCCTTAACCATAACCCAGTATTTATACATCAATATAATATAGGAGGGGATTGGAACTCGGGAATGTCAATATATGATATGATCTTACAAAGTCCTTGTAAAGTCATTTTTATATGCCACGGTATTTCTGCTTCTATGGGTAGTATCATTCCCCAAGCAGCAGACGTACGCATTACAATGCCGAACTGCGACTGGCTACTACACGAAGGTTATACGGATATTGATAGCGGATTAACTCATAGACAGGCTAAATCATGGGCACAATGGGAGCAAAAAGCATATGACAAAATGATGGAAATCTATGTGGAGACAAGCAACTTGTCAGTCTCACGCATAAAGAATATGTTTTCCAAAAGAGAAGACTGGTGGCTCTCGGCTGAGGAAGCTGTAGAGAATGGATTCGCAGATATAATGTTAGGAGATAAGGAATATGAGTCCATAGATAGCGTTAAACAAAATGTATCATGAATATTGTAATTATAACCAAGCTCTAATTAATTTGAAAACAGAGCTACCCAAAATATTCAGAATTGTAGACAATGGTTCTGTAGATGGTATTGCTACCCCTCTATATTTTTTAAAAGAAATTTTCTCTTACCTTCCCCCTGGAATAACTATAGCGTCTCCCGTGGGATACCCTTTCGGGACCACTGATCATAAAATTAAACAGCACGAGGCTCTGGGAGCTATCAGAAGCGGAGCTAACGCCATAGACCTAGTATTTAATCCCTTTTTTTTAAGAGAAAAAAAATATAAACAGTTTTTTGACGAAGTAAAAACTCATAAAAAAATCTGTGAGGAATACGGAGCTAGTCTAAGACTCGTCGTAGAT